GAGATGAGAGCCAATGCTAACGAAACTTGAATGCCCCTTCGAGATTAAGGCGGTTGATGAAGCCGGGAATTTTGAAGGGTATGCATCTGTGTTCAATAACATCGACCTGGGCGATGACATTATCCTCCCAGGGGCCTTTACGAAGGTCAAAACCACCCGAACGGGCCAGCTTAAGCTGGCCCTTTTTCATGATCTGACGCGCCTGATTGGGGCGGCTGATTACAAGCAGGATGACCATGGCCTGTATTTGAAAGGCCGGGTGAATCTGAAAGTCAGCTATGCGCGTGATGCGTATGAGCTGATGAAAGATGGGACGCTGGATTCTATGTCCATCGGCTTCAACACGATTACGTCTGCTTGGGAGGAGCGCGAAGGCCGCTCAATTCGGGTCATTAAAGAAGCGGAGCTGTGGGAGGCCTCAGTAGTTCCTTTCGGAATGAACCCCGAGGCGCAGGTTATCAGCGTCAAATCCGACATTCGTCATTTCGAGAGCGCCTTGCGCGAGCGTATGGGCCTCTCTCAAAAGGAGGCGGCTGCGGTCGCTTCACTCGGCTACCCAGCCTTGCACCGCGATGGTGCTAAGGTCGCCACGGAGATCGTGGACGAGCTGAAAGCAGTTTCTCAACTATTCACATCTCATTTTGGAGTGTAGCGATGACTACCGAAATTAAAGAATTGCGTGAAAGCCTGGAAGTCCAGCTCAAGAGCGGCTTCGATGGCCTTCAAAAGAAGTACGACCAGGTGATCGAGAACCAGGAAAAGGGCGAAAAGATCACTGGTGAACTGAAAGGCCAGATCGAAAACCAGAAGGGCGAGATTGAGCGCGTCATCGAGCAGGTGCAAAAGCTTGAAGAAAAGGGCGTTCGTCTGCGCTCTCCTGGCGGCGAGAAGAAGGGTTTCATCGACTACGTGAAGAGCGATGACAATTACAAGGCTTTGATCGATCGCAAGCAGCCTGCGGCTGAAATCGAGATCACCAAGGGTGAGATGGCTTCTATGATGGAAACCAAAGTCACCAGTGCTGGCATTGTTGCGCCTGTATACGATCCGGTCATTCAAGACGCCCCTCGCCAGGAGCTGAAGATTCGCGATCTGATCCCCGTTACGCCAGTGACCGCTGGCAACAGCTTTACCTACTTCAAGGAAAAGTTGCACACGCTGGGTGCGGGCATGGTGGCCGAGGGTGCGGCCAAGCCTCAGTCCAATGTAACGTTTGACTCGGTTACTGACATGATCAAGAAGATTGCTGTCTGGATGCCGGTCACTGACGAAGCCTTGGACGATGTGCCTCAGTTGTATAGCTACATCCAAGAACTGCTGCGTTACGACCTGAAGCTGGCCGAAGAAGGACAGATCCTGAAGGGTGATGGATCTGGCAATAACCTGAATGGCCTGATGACCCAGGCGACGGCCTTTGACACCGCACTGTCCAAAACGGGTGATACAGCAATCGACACCATTCGTCGCGCCATTTACCAAGTGCGCAAGCAGTCCAAGCGGGGTGCCGACGCGGTGGTCATGACTGAGCTGGACTGGATGAACATCGAATTGCAGAAGGATGGTGAAAACCGTTATCTGTTTGCCAACTTGCAGGGGCTCGTGATGCCCGTCCTCTGGGGGCGCCCAGTTGTTGCATCCGACAGTATGGATGAGGGTGATGGGTCTACGACTGGTGGCGAATTCTTGACAGGCTCGTTCGCCCAGGGCGCACGCATCTACGACCGTATGGCGTACACCTTCAAGGTCGGCATGATCAATGACGACTTTGTGAAGAACCAGCGTGTACTGCTGGTCGAAGAGCGCTTGGGTTTGGCAGTTCGTCGGCCCTACGCATTCGTCAAAGGTGCTTTCGCAGTTTAACGATCGGAAGCCCGGCTTTGCAGCTGGGCTTTCCTATGCCTAAAGGAATGGGTCATGAAAGTAAAAGCATTGTGGGGATTTGTCGGTCAGGCTGGCCAGGTGCGCCGCGGTCAGGAGGTGGATGTTGATGCGGAGTATGGCCACACGCTGATCGGCAAGGGCTTGGCCGAGGAGGTTGGCCCCAAGAAGTCAGTTGTCTCCCCCAAGGAGACGAAACCTGCTACTGCAGCCGAGACGAAGTAAATGGCTATCGAGCTGGCAACCATAAAGGAGCACCTGCGCGTTCATCCTGATGACACCAGCGAAGACGGCCTGATCCAGGGTTATGTCGAGGCCGCTAAGTCTCATGTGGAGCAACACTGTGACAGACGGCTGGTTGACGGCACTCCTAGCCTTCCGGATGAGATGGGGTTAACCGCCGATGTCAGGCAGGCCATTTTTCTACTTGTGGCCCATTGGTACGCCAATCGAGAGGCGGTGGTAACCGGCACGATTAACTCTCAGGTGCAACTGGGTGTAGAGCGTCTGCTCTGGTACCGAAAGCGGTTTTGAAGGGGGATTGCATGGAGGAATTACTTAAGGCGCTGGCGGCTCAGACAGCCGCGATGCAAGATCTGGCAAGTGAGGTGCGGTCGTTGACCCAACAGAATCAATGCTTAATTCTTGCGCTGGCTGAGCAGGAACTGGATGAGGCGCCTGCTTCTGTTGGCTTTTACTTAGATGGGTCGCCGAGATGAGCCTGCAAGCTGGGCGGCTCCGTCACAGGCTGAGTATTCAGGTGAATCGGCCAGGCCGAGACCCTGATACTGGTGCTGTGATTCCGGTTTGGGTCGAGCTGACTGCTGTTCGTGGCTCGTTTGAGCCTTTGTCTGCTCGGGACTTTATTGCAGCCGCTGCCGCGCAAACGAAGTTGTCGGCCCGAGCCGTGGTTCGGTATCGAGCCGACATCAAGGAAAAAATGCGCCTGGTCCACTCTGGGAAGGTTTTTCTGATTCAAGGGGCACTTCCTGACAAGGAGTCGGGGCGTGAATACCTGACGCTCCTGCTATCGGAGGACTTATCTGATGGTTGAGTTTGAATTGAAGGGGCTGGATGAGTTGCGTAAGAGCCTTAAAAGACTACCTGCCAAGATGCAGCAAAAGGGCCTGAAGTCTGCTCTGGGCAAAGCGGCGCGGGTGATTCGCAATGCCGCCAAGCAGAATGCCCTTCGTGTCGATGACCCAGAGACTGGCCGGCGTATTGCAGACAACATCGTTCAGCGAGTACGGGGGCGGCATACACGTCGCACTGGGGATCTAATGGTTAGTGTTGGGGTCGCGACCGAGCGCGGACGCATTCCAAAGGGTAATCCGGACGATGGCGCTAAGGGAAACACCCCTCACTGGCATCTGATCGAACTCGGCACGGAGAAGATGCAAGCGCAGCCCTTTTTGCGGCCAGCCGTAGAAGGAAATGCTGAAAGCTCTTTTGATGTGTTTGCTGAAGAGGTGGATCGGCAGGTGCAGAAGGCATTGGCTGAGAAATGACCAAGCTATCCATATATCGGGTCGTGAAGGCCTGGCCTCAAGTGTTGCAGACGCTTGGGGGGCCGGAACCACGGTTTTACCCATTTGGGGAGAATGACGACGCGCCAATCAAGTATCCCTACGCTGTGTATCGCGTGATGCCTGGTGGTGGTCCACAGAACTTCTTGGCGCATCGTCCAGATATGGATGAGCTGTTGATCCAGATCGATGTGTATGGAATTACCGACAGCCAGGCCGGAGAGGCTGTTCTTGCGCTCCGAGATGCTTTGGAGTTGCACTGCCGGATTGTCTCTTGGCGTGGTTCATCTCGTGACCCAGAGACAAAGAACTACCGACAGAGCTTTGATGTTCGTTGGGTACAGCCAAGGCTTTAGCCTTTGATCATGTTTACAGCCGCTTTCGAGCGGCTTTTTTTATTTGGGAGTGGATATGTCCATTTTGACTCAGGGAACCCAAGTGTTCCTGCTGGACCCTGGAATTGGCGGCGCAGGCCCGTTGACTGTTTTGGAGATTAAAGATGTCACTGGATTTAATCCTGGTGGGAGTCCAGCGGATGAAATTGAAGTGACGCCTATATCCGAGCGGGAGTCCAAGCGGTTCAAACGTGGGCTCCGTACGCCTGGCCAGGCCTCGATAACAATTAACGCAGATCCGCGTGAAAGCGGTCACCTGCGTTTGTATCAGATGGCGGAAAGCAACTCCGAAAATGATGATGGAAATCCCGTCAAGTGGGCCGTCGGCTGGGCTGATGGTACTTCGGTCCCGACGCTGAACACTGATGGGGACGATTTTGAACTGCCTGACGACCGGACCTGGTTCTTGTTCGAGGGTTATGTCAGCGATTTTCCGTTCGACTTCTCCGGGAACACCATCGTGACCACAGCCGCTACGGTTAAGCGCTCTGGTGGCTCTCAGTGGATTAAGAAGGGGCCATAACTATGAATTTGAAAGAACTTCAGGCTCAGGGCGGGTTTGTCGATGATAAGCCGGTCATAGAACCCGTTACTTGGACCCGTGGCGACGGCGAAAAAATCAGCTTTGATGTGCATGTCGTGCGCCAGCCTTTTGGTGTGGTGGACGAAGTGCTGAAAACCACCGATGGTCGTAGCCAGTCGGCGCGCATGATCAGTAACTGCATCCGACTGGGTAAGGAAGGCAAGGACCGCTTGACCTATGAGCAAGCGTTCGTGCTCGACCCAACGCTGGCTTTCTCGCTGATTGCAGCCATTAACCGGGTCAACGCAAAAAAATCGACGCCGCCGACGAGCTCTGGTGTGAGTTAGTGCTCAACGGCATCGGCGGCTGTACGGTGGCCCAGGCAAAGAGCAATGTTTCGTTCGATGAGTATCTTATGTGGGTGGCTTACCGGGAAAAGCATGGTTCTTTGAATTTGGGTCTGCGCGTTGAGCACGGTGCAGCCTTGGTGGCCTGGTCAATGCAAGGTGGTGATTTTGATCGCTTCTTGCCGCAAAGAGGAGGCCAGCAGGGAATTTCGCTTGAACAAGCAATGCAGGAATGGCAGTAACCGCCTTCGGGCGGTTTTATTTATGGGTGATTGATATATGTCCAGCAGATCTTTAGGGACGTTGACCTACGACTTGATCGCCAAGATTGGTGGTTTTGTTGCTGGCATGACCGAGGCTGAGCGGGTGGCTGACCGTAAAACTCGGGAGATGGAGCGGAAGTCTAAGGCACGTGCGAAAGCAATGAGTGACGCTTGGTCAAAAGCGAGCAAGCTGGTTACCGCAGGTATTGCTGGGATCACTGTTGGTAGCGCCTTCCTAAAGATCATCAATGAGACCAAGCAAGCGGAGCATGAGCAGGCCCAGTTGGCTGCAGTGCTTCGGTCGACAGCCAATTCGGCGGGTTACACCAAAACACAGTTGAACGAGATGGCCAATGCCATGTCTGCGCTGTCTGTTGTGTCGTCAGGGGAGATTAACCAGGCCCAGACAACCTTGCTGGCTTTTACCGGCATTGTTGGCGACGAGTTTCCGCGTGCATTGCAGTCCGCCATTGATATGGCTCAGCGTACGGGGATGTCTGTCGTGTCTGCGGCTGAGACAGTTGGCCGTGCCCTAGATGTTCCGTCCAAAGGCTTGACAGCGTTGAGCCGCCAAGGGTTTCGGTTCACCGAAGAGCAGAAGAAGCTCGCGGAGAAACTGGAGGCCGCAGGCAAGACTGCTGAGGCCCAAGGAATTATCTTGCAGGCCTTGGAGGAGTCCTATGGTGGTGCTGCCAAGGCAGCGCGGGACACCTTCGGCGGCGCCCTGTCTGCATTACAGAACCAAATCAATTCTTTGCTGACTGGCTCAGATGGGAGTTTGGACGAGGCGAATATTGCCATAAATGAATTAACAGATTTGCTTGGTGGCGAGGATGCCAAGCAAGCATTTGCTTCGATCATTGGTTTGGTTTTCGAGCTAACAAGTGCTGTTGCTGAACTTGCAGTTCAGTTTGGATTGGGGTTGCAGTACTCCGATGGTTTCTTTGATGCTCTGAGAAAGTATGGGTTATCAAACCCATTTAAGTCTCATGCTGAGCATGTCGCGAGTATTCGTGACGATATCGTTTCGCTTGAGTCAGCAGGCAAAGACCCGTCGCTTTTGGCTCAGATTGGCGGTGAGCAAGGCAGGCAAGCTGCCCTTCGCGATGCCCGCCAGCGGCTTCAATACTATGAGGCGATGTCGGGTCGTGATCAGGCAAAATCTGATCGGGAGCTGTTTGGCGCATTACGCAATGTGTCGGAAACTGGTGGGCCAGTACCGAGCTTGAATCCAATAACGGTTACTGGCTCCGGAGGCGACAAGAAGCCAAAGAAGCCAGGGTCTACGGTTGATGAGGGACAGCGGTTTATTCAGCAGATGCGTGAACGCATTGCGCTGATTGGCTTGGAGACTGAGCAAGAAAAGTTGCTGGCCAAGGCAGTCATCGGCACCATCAAGTTCAAGAATGAGGGAGACAAGGCCGAGGCCGTGCGCCTGGCGGGCCAGTACGATTCCGCCAAAGCTGCTTACGAACAAAAGAAGGCGGTTGAAGAGTTAACGGTTTCCTACAGCCGCTTGTTGGATGAGCAGGAGCGCAATTATCAGGCTCAGTTGAACTCCATGGGATTGGGTGAGAAGAACCGCCAGTACCTGGCTGAACAGATCCAGATTCAGGACGAGTTCCGAAAGCGTCAAGAGAACCTAGATGATGCTTTGCGCCGTGGTGATGTATCCCGTGAGCGCTACGAGGTAGAGCTGCAGATGTTGGACGAGGCGCAAGGGAGGTCTCTTGCGCTGCTTGACCGGTACAACAGCGAGAAACTGAAGAAAGAGCGGGACTGGCTACTCGGCGCACAGGAAGCCTTGATCAACTACGGTGATGAGGCCGCCAACATCTATGCATCGGTGGCGGACGCTGTAGCAGGTGCCTTCAAAGGTATGGAAGATGCGCTGGTGCAGTTTGTCACTAAAGGGAAGTTGGATTTCGCAAGTCTCGCTGACAGCATTATTGCGGATATGGCCCGAATTGTAATTCAACAGTCAATTACTGGGCCGTTGGCGGGGGCTTTCGGGAACATGATCGGCGGGATGTTTGGTGGCACAGCCCTTGGCGGAACAAGCCTTTCCGGGGCGACATGGGGACCGAAGTATTCGCTCAATACCGCTTCGACCGGACTCACGGGGATCGGTATGCTTCCAGGCCGCGCGTCAGGCGGTCCGGTCGAGGCCGGGAAGATGTACGAGGTCAATGAGCACGGCATCCCTGAGCTGCTGACGGTTGGCGGCAAGCAGCTGCTGATGATGGCGGGGCAGGGCGGGCATGTCACGCCGATGAGTCGGTCTGCGGCAGTTCCGTCGCTACCAAGGATGCCCGCTGCGGCCGCGCTGCCGGAAATTAACGTCAACATCCAAGGAGCCCAGGGCCAGCCGGAGGTCAGCGCCAGGCGCAACCAGAATGGCGGTATTGACCTGGACATCATGTTTAAACAGATCGAGCGTCGCGTTGCAGGCGGTATCGCATCTGGTCAAGGGGCTGTTGGGCAGGCCATAGAACGGCGCTACGCACTGACGCCGAAATTGGGGTAAGAAATGGCAATACCAGTATGGCCCTTGGATGTTCCGCTATTGGACGGATTTCAGCGCCAGCCGAAAGACCCGTTCACTCGCACCGACATGGATGATGGTATGGCTCGGACGCGGCGCAGATTTCGTGTTTTCCCGATCACGATTCCTGTCAGCTTTCTTGTTATGGGAGGCCAGTATGACGAGTACTACGACTTTTGCGTGAATACGCTAAACGGGTACTCGGACTGGTTCATGGTGACGGTCGATGGCCCAGGCGGAATCATGCAAAAGCGGTGTCGGTGGCTTGGAGCGCCAGCAGAGGACCGAATCGGTGGTGGGCATTGGAAAGTGTCTGGCCAACTTGAGACGATGAGCAACTTTTAACGCCGCCTTTGGGCGGCTTTTTTGTGGAGACTGAAATGTTTGGTGGAAATGGAAAAGGTGGCTGGGATGATATTTTCCAACCGGTCCGTAAGCATGGTCTGGGTCCAAGTAAAGGCTAAACAAGGAGATTGAAATGCTGAGACGATTGTACAAGCGGTTTTTGTTGTGGGTCCTGGCACCTGTGTTGGGGCCTGTGACTAAAGCGGTGACTGATCTGCAGGCACAGGCTGGCGCGACAGAATGCCTAATGATGGCTATTCAAGCCTCCACTGCGGACGCCCTCATGGAGGCTCAATCAGCAAACGCTAAGGCGGATGCGTCACTTAGTCGGTAGGCGTTTTGCTGCCTCCACGCGCGCAGCTTCGCCGATCTCACCGATTGTCCACTGCTCAATTGGCTTGTTTCCGCGTGGAACATCAACGTTGAATTCCAGATGCTGATCAACCTTCACGTTAACTCGAAAATGAGTTTGGCTGTGAAGGCTAATATTTTGAACTGAAATGGACATACTTCCTCCGTTAAGTTGCGTGTGTAGGAACTCGTAACATAACACTAGGCCCGCCAGGCACACCACCTCGGCGGGCTTTTCTATTTCTGGCCTCGGTTTCGACCAGGGCTTTTCTGTTGAGCGTTTGAAATGTCGCTTGAGCAAGCATTGAAAGAAGCATACGCCTCGGCACCGACCGACCGCGTGATCTTCAATACGCTGGAAGTACGCCACCCGGCATTCCGGGATGGCTCTGGCTTACCAACGGCCATTCGCGTGGTGATCGGCTACGAGAACATCACCGCAAAACTGGAGGGCGATGCGCCTCTGCATCCTGGTCAGTATGTTGAGTTCATTGCAGGTGCGTTCCGGTTCAAGTTGCCGGGGTTTGAAGAGGGCAAAGTCCCCCAATTGCAGATCACCATCGACGGAGTAAGCCGTGAAGTGGTTGGCCATATTGAAGCGGCAATTGCCGAACGTGAGCCTATCGAAGTTACCTACCGGCCTTATCTGTCCACTGATCTGACTAAGCCGCAGATGGACCCTCCATTGAATATGGTTCTGGCAAAAGTGTCGGTGACAGGGACGTCTGTATCTGGCACTGCTTCGCTGTCCGATGTTCACAATTTTGCCTTCCCGTTTGAAAAGTACATGGCCAGCCGTTTCCCTGGTTTGGTGCGCTAATGATCGCTGATGATGCAAATCGCTATATCGGTCTGGGGTGGCGCTTAGGCGCTCGCGGTCCGGATCAATATGACTGTTGGGGCTTATTGCTGCACTGCCGCACAACTTATTTCGGCGGCGGCATACCAGATGTTGAGTTTGGCGATCCGACCCGCGAGATGTACTCACACAAGATGCGCTCGGGGGAGTGGGAGATTGTCGTGTCACCAGTGCATGGTGATGGCGTCCTGCTGCGAGACGGCAATGACCCTCATGTCGGCCTTTATCTTGATCTTGACGGCGGCGGCGTCTTGCATGCGCTGGAAGGCAAGGGCGTTGTGTTCACGGCCTTGCGTGATCTGAATTTTATGGGCTTTGCTCGTCCTACGTTTTATCGAATCCATGCCTAATATCACTATTTGCAAAAACCCGTTCCGGCCACACCTAGACCGGGTGGAGGTTGTTGCGCGCGCAGGTACGCGCCTGGATACCGTGTTGCGTCGAGAACACCTGATCGCGGGCCGTGGCCGGTCACTTGTGCGCAATCACGCTTTTGTTGTGCAGGTCAATGGCGATTGGCTGACGCAGGATCGCTGGTCGCGCCGATTGAAAGCGGATGACGTTGTCCTTGTTGCCCTGCTGCCTGCTGGTGGCGGTGGCGGCTCCAATCCTCTACAGATTGTGGCGATGGTGGCGCTGGCTGCGGCAGTCATATATACAGGGGGTGCAGCAGCGGCGGCTTATGGGGCTGCAACAGGTGTTGCCGCAGGGACGACCACACTTGGTATGTCTGTTGTCGGCGCCCTGGCGTCTGCGGCTGTAGCCGTGGCGGGCGGTCTGCTGATGTCCGCCATCTTTCCGCCCGCCAAGCCGCCCAGCACCATGGCTCGGGAGCAGGCTAGTCCGACATATACCATCGGCGCCCAAGGTAATACAGCGCGGCTGATGGAGTCAATCCCGGTTCAATATGGTCGGTTTCGGGTGTACCCGGACTTTGCTGCGCAGCCTTACACTGAATTGGACAGCAACCAAACTTACCTGTACCAACTATTTTGCTTGGGTCAGGGTGAGTACGATATTGAGGAAATCCGAGTCGAAGATACGCCTATCGGCAACTTTGCCGAAGTGCAGTATGAGGTGGTGCGGCCTGGGGAAAAGGTGACGCTGTTTCCGGACAATGTAGTTTCTTCGACCGCTGTTCAGAGTATTGAGCTGAAGGGGCCGAACGAAGACGGCGCAGCCACGGTTGGGCCGTTTGTCGCTAATCCCGCTGGAACCACAACAAACCGGATTGCTGTTGATATTGTTCTTCCGGCTGGCTTGTTTTACGCCAACGACGATGCGGGGCTAGATAGTCGGAGTGTGTCGTGGAGCCTTCAGGCTCAACAGATTGACGATCAGGGTAACGCTGTAGGTTCGCCTTTTGTGTTGGGCAATGAGACTTACTCGGCCGCCACAAATACGCCGCAGATGATGACCTATCGGTACGAGGTGCCCGAAGGCCGCTATCAAGTCAGTGCCGTGCGTACGTCGAACAAGGACACTAATAGTCGCTCTGGGAACACGCTGCAATGGGGCGGCTTGCGTGCGTACTTGCCAGATCACCGCGATTATGGAAATTTGACGCTGCTGGCTGTGGTGATGCGCGCCACCAATAACTTGAACCAATCTACCGCTCGGCGCATCAACATTATTGCCACACGAAAGCTGCCAACTTGGGACCCCATTGAGGGCTGGTCGCTTGGGGTGGCCGCCACTCGTAACCCTGCGTGGGCGCTTGCTGACGTTTGCAAGAATCATGAGTATGGTCGCGGTTTGCCTGATAGTCGTATTAACTTGACTGCGTTGTACCGCTTGGCACAGATCTGGGATGGTCGTGGCGACACATATGATGGCGTGTTTGATACCGCGACAACGTTATGGGACGCTCTTACGCGTATAGCTCGCGTGGGTCGAGCTATGCCTATGTATTACGCTGGTGTGATTGACTTTATCCGTAATGAACCGAAGTCTGTAAAGACTCAGATGTTCACCCCGGCAAATATAGTCACAAACACGTTTTCTATCGATTACGTGTTTCCAGAGCACGACAGCCCCGATCATGTCATTGTCGAGTTCATCAATGAGGAAACTTGGCAGCCAGATGAAGTGGTATGTGCGTTGCCCGGTAGCGCAATGTTGCGCCCGTACCGCCTGCAGATTCCCGGCATCGTAAAGCGCGACCAGGCGTGGCGTGAAGGTATCTCTCTTGCTGCCCAGAACCGTGATCAGCGTCGATTTGTGTCGTTTCAAACGGAGTTGGAGGGCCATATCCCGCGCTACGGCGACCTGGTTGAGATCAGCCATGATGTTCCGAAGTGGGGGCTGACGGGATTCATTGAGGATTATGATCCTGGTACCAAAACCCTGACTACTTCCGAGTCGTTGGAGTGGTGGCCGAGTGAGAATCACTACATCAATCTTCGCAAGAAAGATGGTTCGCCCGATGGCCCGTATCGTGTTGTAGCTGGATCGCATGACCGGGAGGCGGTGATTGCGGACCTGCTGGACGGCTATGCGGTGTTTGTCTCAGACGGTCAAGGTGAAGAGTTTACGCATTACCAGTTCGGTCCGGGTGAACGCCGTTCATTGCTTGCGCAAGCGGTAAGTGCAGCGCCGGATGAGCAGGGCCATGTTGCTCTTGAGTTTGTAAATTACGCTGAGTCTGTGCATGCTGCTGAGAACGGCGGGGTGGTTCCGCCACCCAACCCTGTCTCGTTGCTGCCGACGACGCCCAATGCGCCGGTTGTTAATGAAGTGACGGTGTATGCAACCCCTGTCGCCGGTGAGCAGATCGCCTCTTGTACGCCAGCTCGCGGTGCGCAGGTGTATGAGTTCCAAGCGAGTGATGATCTTGGTGCAAGCTGGACCTCTCTGGGCAGCGATACAACGTCGTCGATCCGCATCAGGCTTCCTGTAGGGCCGTGGTGGGTGCGTGCCCGTGGTGTCGGGGCGATGCCAGGTCCATGGAAACTGTGGCAGGGCCACATTACCGCTACGATGCTGCCTCCGCCCGCTCTATCGCTGTTGGCAACTGAGTCGCTTAATTGGGGGATTCGTATTTCGTGGGCATGGCCGTCTGCTATTTCGCTGCGCTACATTGAAATTTGGTACAGTCCCACCCCTAATTTTCTCGATGCTACGCTCCTTGGGCTGTTTGCGTACCCACAATCGTCGCATGACATGATGGGCCTTGCGCTAAACAGCCAGTTTTATTTCTGGGCTCGTGTGCGTGATGAGGCCGACCAGCCTGGTCCATGGTATCCGGAGAATGGCTCGGGTGTGCGTGGCACCCCCAACCAGACGGCCAGCGATTACAACGGTTTGATCACCCAAGAGATCGTCGCCGGAGGCCTGGGCGAGCTGATTATGGGGGACATTGAGTCGATACCCGGCATCAAAGACACCTTGTCGGATATTGGTGTCGATGTGGAAGGGTTGCGGCAGGACGTTGATCAGCACGCCGTTGTTATTGCTGAAATTCCGCAAATCAAGGATGTGCTTACCGACTTGGGAGTTGATGTCACTGGCCTGGAGGACGAGATCAATGCGTTGCAGGCTGAAGTAGCGGATATCGTCGGCGCTCCAAATTGGGATGCTCAGGCTCAGTATCTTGTAGGACAGATCGTTAAGTTTGATGGATCGCTATACCGTGCAATCAAGAATGTTCCCGTTGGAACTCCAGTAGGAAACGCTTCCTATTGGGAAAAAATCGGGGATTACGATTCGCTTGGCCAAGCGGTCGCAGCGCTGCTGGTGCGAATGAGCAATGCGGAGGTGTCGCTTGATGATCTGACCGGTGAGTTGATCGCGCAATCGCAAGAGATCCTGGCCTTGCAGTCGGACTTGACGGGGTTGGATGGAAAAGTCTCTGGCCAGGCCCAATTGTTGGGAGGGCTGAGGACATCGGTCTCAGAGCTCGACGGCGTGGTGACCAGCGAGGCGGCCCGCACCTCGTCGATCATTGCCTCGTTGCGTGAGGACGATGGCCAGGGGCAACTGGATGCCGTTCTGAACGAGTGGGATAGTCGTGCCTGGATTCAGCGTACCGAGAAAGCGGTCGTCGACAATCAAAAGGCTCAGGCCTCGATCAACGAGCAGCTCGGGGTTCAGATCGGAGATAACACAGCCCAGATCGGCTCGCTATCTGATGTTGTCGCTACGCTTGATCAGTCTACTGCGATGAAGCTTGATCGGCTTGAATCGTCCTTGGGCGGGCTTGACGGTGAGTTGGCGGGACAGGCCGGAGCGCTTGATCTGCTGAAAACAGATGTGTCTCGCATCGATGGAGGGTTGACGGCCCAGGCCACAAGCATTTCGCAACTTGAGTCTGGAGTTGCTGACAATAAATCCGCAATTCAGACTGTCAGCCAGACTGTGGCCAGCGAAAAAGCAGCGCAGGTACAAGTAAATCAGCAGGTTCAGTCGGATCTTGCTGGATTGGACGGTGCTGTTTCAGGTCAAGCCCAAGCATTAGATAAGCTGGAAACATCTGTTTCCGAGATCGATGATGCCGTGACATCCGAAGCGGCGCGCACCTCGTCGATCATTGCTTCTCTTCGCGAAGATGATGGGCAAGGGCAACTGGATGGCGCTCTGAATGATTGGGACAGCCGGGCTTGGATTCAGCGCACTGAGAAAGCGGTCGTCGACAATCAAAAGGCTCAGGCCACGGTCAACGAGCAGCTCGGGGTTCAGATCGGAGACAACACTGCTCAGATCGGTTCGCTGTCTGATGTTGTCGCTACGCTTGACCAGTCCACGGCCATCAAGCTCGACCAGCTTCAAACGTCGCTTGGCGGGTTGGACGGACAGGTTGCTGGTCAGGCAGGTGCACTTGATTTGCTGAAAACTGATGTTTCGCGCATCGATGGTGAGGTGACTGCGCAAGCAACAAGCATTTCGCAGTTGGAGTCAGGTGTCGCTAACAACAAATCGGCGATCCAGACTGTGGGCCAAACCGTTGCTGATAACAAATCAGCGCAGGCACAAGTGAATCAGCAGGTTCAGTCCAGCATCGGCGATGTCGCTGCTTCTGCGCAAGAGTCAACTGAAGCGATAGCCACGCTGGACGGAAAGATTGCTTCGAGCTGGGCAGTGAAACTTCAAGGCAATCAGAACGGCGTGAAGTATGTCGCTGGCGTGGGCCTTGATTTGACCAACGAGTCAGGCGTCACTCAGTCAACCTTTGCTGTTTTGGCTGATCGGTTTGCGGTGATGCATGCGGTCAATGGAGTACCTGCCACGGTGTTTTCCGTTCAGGGTGGGGCAAGCATCCTTAATTCGGCTCTGATTGGTAATGCATCGATTACTGAAGCCAAAATCGCTAACGCTGCGATTGGTAGGGCCAAGATTCAGGACGCGGCAATCAATGCAGCCAAGATCGAAAATGCAGCAATCACCAGCGCAAAAATCCAGGATGCCGCGATTAAAACGGCACATATAGGGCATGCGGAGGTCGATACGTTGCGTATTGCTGGGAATGCCGTGGCGATTCAGGCTGGAGCGTCTCGAGGGGTGCTGTATGAAACCTACCGCGCCTACAGTCTGGACGTTCATATCTATCTGGCATATCCGGCTAGTGTCACTATTGTTGCGGTGCTCGAAAAGTCCTACAGCAACTATCCAGGCTCTCACCCTGTTGTCGGTGAGCTTGATCAAATTCTGATTGACGGTAGTGCTGTACATAGTTTGGCAAGAGGGACTGACACGAGTTCGCTAACCCTCTCTGTGGGCGCAGGGAGCCACCGGTTCACATTCCTTCATTATGCGAAATTGTATGCTGGTGAAAATAGCGGGGCACATTATGGCAAGTATCAGTATGGGCCAGCATCAATTTCTGTAGTTTGCACGATGAGGTAGTTATGGAAGCTGTTTCCCTATTTAAAGAGGGGCGATTTCAACAGACCGTTCTCGGCCCAAGGAGCATTGTCGTAGAACCTACTCTTGCTGCCTGGGAAGGTGATTGGGCAAAGGGGAGTCTTGATAGCACATGGTGGCATGATGGAACGCAAGCATTAAGGCGGGAGTCGTGCCCGGCAACACTTGAGGGCACTATCTTGCGTGGTGTACTGCCGGGCAGCATGATTGTGATTGAGGGACAGCGCTATGAATGCCCAAATGGCGGTGATGTCGATTTATCTTTCCAGTATGTCGGCGAGTATGTGGTTTGGGTTTCTTTGTGGCCTTATTTGGACGGGAGGTACGTAGTTGAAAATCCACCATCAACCGAATAACTATGCAGAGCGCCGTCGCCAGGAGTACCCAGATATTGGTGACCAGCTCGATGCAGTATTCAAGCTGGCCCGACATATGCAGAAGCAGGGGCAGCAGTTACCGCCAGATGTTGAACAGTGGGTGGCTCAGTGTCGAGCCGTTAAAGAAAAGTATCCAGCCGCTTGATAAGCGGCTTTTTTATTGGGAGTAAAGAATGGCTTGGTATCGCGCAGGAACGATTAAAGTCACCGCCAATAGCGCCACGGTCACGGGCACCGGTACAGCTTGGGTTCAGAATGCCCGAGTCGGCGATGGCCTACAAGGGCCGGACGGACGCGTGTATGAAATCACTAATATTGCGAGCAACACGTCACTGTCGGTTACCCCGGCTTATCAAGGAGCATCTGCCACGGGCCAGACGTACTGGATTATTCCAGTCCAAGGGTATGTAAAGCAAAGTGCAGATCGCTTATCGGCATTTGTTGATCAGTTTGGACAGTTGCCAGCTCAAGTTGCTGGGCTAGGGTCGGCGTCCACAGGGACGTTGTCGACGGCTGCCAATGACAGCACTTCAGGTCGAGTTGCTCGTATTGGGGATTGGGGCTTGGGGGTAAATAATGGTTTGGAAGCAGACCCGCTGCTCTTGAATAACTCATCCAATGGCTTCTATCGCTCGGGGTCTGGGGCTAATTTAGGTAAGCCTGTAAACCAATCCGGTGACGGGTATATCAAGTTTGGTTGGTCTGGCTCCTATAAGACGTATATTTACGGCTCTCCGGTTGCGGATGCTCTCTGGTACCAGAACGTAAATAACGGTGTCGCCCAAGGCTGGAAGGAGTTGATGCACGTTGGCCATTCGGGGCTGGGCAGGGCTGGTGCAGACTCGAGAAGGGGGGATGTATTTCCTGGTGCTGATCTTTCGGCTACTGGCATAGGCGCCGGTATTTACTATGTCGATGAGACAACGGGCGGGGCCTCTAACCTCCCGTTTGAGGGGTCAACATCTTCTTGGTTATCTGGAACGCTTATTCACCGAGAATCAGGCACTAGGGGTGGACAGATATTCATATCCTCCAACGGGCCTATGGTTTATCGGGGCCGAGGCTCTAGCTCGCACACCCCATGGAAGTACGTCATGGCCCGAGGTGACTTTGGTTTTGGTGGTGCCCAAGCTACCCCAGATTCTTGGGAGGCCCAAAAGACCGGCTGGTATTACAAGTCAGGGACGAAACCCTCTTGGGGTGGAGGCGCGTTCTTTCTTGATTTGAGCTATAACACGACAAACTTCAACTCAGGTCTTCGAATCTCCACAGATCCCTATTCAGACAAGTTCTATATGAATGGGGCGATCTCTAGTAGCAAGGAGTACAGGCCAGCTTGTGAGCTGTGGCATGACCGCAATACTACGGTCGATAGCAATGGCTTCATCAAAAGGGCGTCGCCCATTGTTGAGTTAGCTGCCGATGGCTTTAAAAAGACGGACCACCTTGAGATCAAAGGGGTACGGTTTGAGCGACTTGGTGTAGGGCACTATGTGCTTCATGGTGTGCCTTTGCTCAGCCGCGACGGCTGGTATATCGAGACGCCAAAGGACCGCAATAACAACATCTACTTCACGCTGGACTACGAAGAAGATGCACAGAGCAAAACTCTGGAAATTCGTACATATGAACCGGACTTCAGCACGGGACGTGCCACTAATGGCGAACCGATGGATATTCTGGAGGGGCGTTTTGTGAGCCTGCGTTTTGCAGAAGATCCAGGCTTGTATCCTGTGTACGTCCCTGACCCTGAGCCAGTTCCGGAACCCGAGCCTGATATTGAGCCGGAAGTGGACCCGGATCAGGAGCCATTGCCAGATCCGCCAGAACCGATCGAAGAGCCAGCCGTCTAGCGGCTTTTTTTACGTCTGCTGCTTTTGCAGCGCTTCACGGGAGACAGCCATGCCGACCGTTATCAAGGGGAAGAGAGTGGAACCAACAAGCGGAGCTGGTGCAGGTTGGGCAGCGGTGAAGGTGGCCATCGCGTTTGGGGCGCCAGCAGCGATCGCTGCGCTTATTGGCATGCTGATCATGCCACCCAGGACAGTGCGCGAGTTCATCAGCCGCACGACGTGCACGGTGCTGAGCTCATTCATCTTGGGGCCGCTGCTCACGATCTGGGCGATCACCTGGCAGCCTGGTTTATTGGCACAGGCCGTTCAGGTGGCCGCACATACCGGTGTTGCAGAGGATCTACACAATCTTATGGGCCTGTTCTATGTGATGGGACCGTGCATGCTGATAGCAGGGCTTCCGGCGTGGTGGGTGTTGGGGGCTTGGGTGCGCTGGGCGCAGCGAATGCAGGAGCAGGGCATTCCAAACTGGATTGCTGAAATGAAGATGAAGGTTTTGGGGAAGTGAAATGCAAAAACTGATTGATTTGATCGTGGGCCTGCTGGCCCTTTTTTTTCGCCCACAAAAAGCTGAGCAGGCTACGCCAAAGCCACAGCAGGCTTCGCCTACGGGCATGTCCCCTGACGGTCTGGCCATCCTTCAGTATTTCGAGAGCTGCCGATTGGAAGCTTATTGGGATGCTGACGGCAAAGTCTGGACCATAGGCTGGGGTGACACGGGGCCAGATGTCGTGAAAGGCCTACGTATCACTCAGGCTGAGGCCGACCAACGTCTGCAACGTCGGCTGGCCCGTGAGTTCGTGCCTGGTGTTCTGAAAGCCCTGACTCGTCCTGCGGGCCAGGCTCAGCTCGATGCGATGATCGACTTGGCCTACAACATCGGCGTGTCCGCATTTCAAGGTTCTACGCTGGTCCGCTTGTTCAATGCCGGCGACCAAGCCGGCGCTGCTGAGCAGTTCCCACGCTGGAACAAGTCAGGCGGTAAGGTGCTGCTGGGCCTGCGTCGTCGCCGCGCTGCAGACCGAGCTCGTTTCTTGGGCGCGTCAGGGGCTGAGGCAATCAAGATAGGAGCGGCCATTGTTTAAAGCGCTATGGGGGAAGGTGGCAGGCTGGCTGGGCGTGCTTGGTGGCTTGGCCCTTGCTGCTCTGGCGCTGCTGCAGGTCGGGCGGCGTCAGGGCAGGGCCCAGGCAGAGCAGAAACAAACAAAGGCGGACATGGCCGCCGTGGAGGTAGGACGTGATGCAGCTGAAACGATTGAGAGGCTGGACGATGATGCTGTGCGTGACCGTGCTCGTAAGCGGATGCGGGACACTGAGGGGCGGTAGCTACTGCTCTGCCGCTCAGCGGCCGTTTCAGTGGCGCTCTGATGCTGAGATAGACTCAACGCCGATCAGAGTGCTGCGCTATGTTGAGGCGGAGGCTGAGACTTGGGTGCGGCTATGTATTCCTTGAGCTTGAAAATTGGCTGAAACTCTGTTTCTAAACTCTCTAAGCTCAGGGCCCTCCGTGCTTGTGTCATGCTCGAGCTTAGATATGGTGCTTACATCCTCGTATCTTTCGTGAAGTTTTGAAGGTTTTCGGCAGAGGTAAATAGAGGTTTCTAACGGAAAATACTTTGCCGCGTTAGGCAAACAGTCGAATTGTTCTATTGTCGGGTCAATGATGAGGTCTTTGCTCTCTAACCAAGCATGGCTTCTTATTGCCTGAGATGTCTCGCAAAAAAAACTTCCTCCAACTGCTTCGAAGTCATTGATCTTGTTTTCCCTAAGCAATGACTCGATGATTATCGATGAGTCATAACAAGCCCCGGAAGGGAAGTTTTGAAGGCCCAGTGGTCTAAGTTTTATAGGAGTCGATTTTGTAGTTCGTAAAAATGCTTCGACAATTTCGATAATCTTAGTTTTCATATTTTCAAAATTTTATCTCTTAGAGGGCGCAGGGCAGGCTAGTATTCGGTGCTTGGTACTTTACATTGCTCATCTGACGAGTAACCGGATGCCACTCAAAAGCAGTCTCTGGCCGCGCAGTGCTCAACAGTTCCAGCGCTGATTCGACGCTTGTTGCTGGCGACGTCCACTCCCTTGCTGCGTCGGGTGCCAGGACTACAGGTCTGCGGTCGTGAATGTCGACCATACCGCCAGCTGATGCGTCGGTCACGATAGCAAAGCCGTGCTCAACGTCATTTTCCTTGTCTGGCTGCCAAGCTGTAATTGCTGCCAGATAGAGTGGGGAGTCGTCTTTGCTGTGGATGTACCACGGTTGTTTGTCGCCGGTTTCTCCAGTCCATTCAAACCACCCGTCAGCAGGTACCAGTACTCGCTTGCCCAGTAGGCTGCGCCACATTGGCGACTTCTTCAAAATTGTGTCCAGTCGGGCATTGATCACCGGCGAGCGTTTGTACCACTCTGGCTTGTAGCCCCAGAACAAGCGGTCGATCTGGTCACTGCCATCACCAAGCTGGTGGAGGACGATGGGGTGTGTACCAGGCGGCACGTTGTATTTCAGGCCGCCTGCCAGCTTGCCCAGGTCGTGGGGATTCCAGTTCATTGACTCTATATAGTCGACCGGTTCGCGGGCCTGTCTAATTCGTCCACACATGCATTTCTCCATCAAGGTTTGGTTGCTGGATCTTGCTTGTAGCGCTTTAGGTAGTATGCCATGTCGCCATCTCGTCCTTGGGTGCGATGAGGGAAGTTGAGCCGGTCTCGATGCTCTGATGCCCGCATGTACCCCTGAACGGCATTCTCCATTTTGAGTGCTTCAAAGAGTGGGTTGAGGCGGTGCATGTTCTCGCCCAGGCCGCTCAAAGGCATGGTGCCCAGTATGGAGTAGGTCAGCACGGCCAGTTCGCGTAGGCGTTTTACCTCGCGCAACAGGTTCATCACGTCCTGATTGCGCCGGTTGCCTTCTTGGATGGCTTTCAGTTCGCGGTAGGTAAGCATAGAAATTGCTGTATAAAAAAACAGTAATTTAGCACTTAACTGATTGATAGGTGTTACAGGCTGTGGACGCAAAAAAGCCCGCTCTATGGCGGGCTCCGTCTCGTGTCGGGTGTGTTAATCAAGAAGTTCGGCTAGAGATTGTGCGTGTGGGTTGTAGTACACCATAGCCATTTTCGGGTCGGCCCATCCGAAAATCTTGCACAAATCCAGGACTTCTACTTTCTTGGAGATCATGGTTGCTGCCGTATGTCTGGTGTCATGCCAGGTAAAGCCCTCCAGATCAGCGCGTTGGCGATACTTGCGAAATAGTGCGTCGAGAGAGGCGGCTTTCACACCAAACACTAGCACGTCGTCCCAGCCGCGCATTCTTTCAAGCAGGGCACAAGCTTTTAATGAAAGAGGAACGTCTCGCGGGCGGCCTGTCTTTGTTGTGGGCAGGTGGCAATGCCTCTCGTACACTTGCGTCCACCGCATGCCAGTTAGCTCCCCGGCACGCATGCCTGTACGTAGGGCCGTCATCATACAGATGGCTACCGCCTGTCCTGTGGAGGTAACGCGCCCGTGCTTTTTATAGCCCATTTCCCTGAGCATTCTTTTGATCTCCCACCACTGTAAAACACGCTCTCGATGTTTTGAGTTCACAGGCTTACGGATCATTCTGCATGGATTTGAATCAACCCACCCCCATTCCAGCATTGCCATCTGAAACACAGAGGACAGGAGGGAGATCTCACGCCGGACTGATGCGCTAGAGATGCTCAGGCTTCTGCTGTCGCGGAAGTCTGCTATGTTCTGAGCGGTGATTTCAATTAGTGGGGTGTCGAGGGGCAGCTTGTAGCCCTCGAAGGCGGAAAGCCTTACCTGCTCCCATCGTTCCCCTCGCTTTGTTGGGGAGACTTCATCTGCATAGCGACGAATAGCTTTCCGCAGTGTGTAACCTAAGCGTGGATCGCTTTCAGAAGCCTCGCGTAACGTGCGCTCCCTTTCAGCTGCCCACTCGACAGCATCACGCCTTGTCTTAAAGACTTTGCTTTCACGAACTGGGGTAGGGCGATTTGGCAGACGCATAAATATCTGCACACGATAACCGTTGTCGGTCTTTTTTATACTGGCCATGTGGGAGCAATCCTGCGAGCAAGATGGGAGCAAATTGCTGGAAAAATTGATTTTAATGGATCAATTGATTTCAGATCATACCCGCAAGCCGTTGATTTTACTGTCTTTTGAATTATTGATATCAACGGTTTTCATGCTCTGGTGCGAACGGAGAGACTCGAACTCTCACACCTCTCGGCGCCAGAACCTAAATCTGGTGCGTCTACCAATTCCGCCACGTTCGCAACACGAAAGAAGTAGATTCTAGCGTGGATTTTCACCCTAGGCAAGTAGTCTGCCCTATGGGGAAGCAAATTGATTAGGGGCCATCCTGATGTGGCCCTCAAACGTTTTTGTACCGCTTTGTTTTATCGACGTTTTGGGCTTTTTGCGATCAATCCACGTGCTTGCCAGTCGGCCTGTTGCTCGGCGCTGATGCCCAACTGATTCAGGATTTCTTCGGTGTCCTGGCCCAGATGGGGAGCAAGGCGGTAAATACCGCCGGGAGTGTCACTAAGCTTGGGAACAATGCCCGGCACTTTAAGCGGTGTGCCATCTGGCAAGCGGCTGTCCAACAGCATTTCGCGGGCTTGGTAGTGGGGGTCGGTCGCAATATCGGCGATGTCATACACTCGGCCTGCCGGAACGCCGGCCTGGTCAAGAATCTCCAGTACCTTGTCCAGCTCCAGGGCGCTGGCCCAGTGACCGATAGCGGCATCAATCACGCCTGCATGCCGTGCGCGACCATCGTTGTGAGCATAGTCGGGATTTTCTGCCATATCGGCGCGGCCAATGGCGTTCATCAAACGCTTGAAAATGCTGTCACCATTACCGGCAATCAGGGCATATTTGCCGTCTTTGCAGACATAGGCATTGCTGGGGGTGATACCGGGCAGGCTGCTGCCGGCAGGTTCTCGTATCGCGCCAAAAGCCGAGTATTCCGGCAGCAGGCTCTCCATCATGTTGAAAACGGATTCATACAGGGCCACGTCAATATATTGACCTACACCCTGGTTTTGCTCGCGTTGGCGCAGGGCCATCATGATGCCGATGACACCGTGCAAGGCCGCCAGAGAGTCTCCAATGGAGACGCCAACCCGTACCGGTGGGCGTCCGGCTTCACCGCTAAGGTGACGCAAACCACCCATGGCTTCGCCAATCACGCCAAAACCAGGTTTGTCCTTGTAAGGGCCTGTCTGGCCGTAGCCCGACACGCGCAGCATGATCAAGCCTGGGTTGATGGCTTTCAGGGCTTCCCAACCCAACCCCCATTCTTCCAGGGCACCGGGACGGAAATTTTCGATCAGGATGTCACACTCTTTTACCAATGCCCGGATCACGTCCTGGCACTGCGCTTGGCGCAGGTCCAAGGCCAGCGATTTTTTGTTACGTGATTGCACCTCCCACCAGACCGAGTTACCGTCATGCAGCAAACGCCATTTACGCAAGGGGTCGCCGCCTTTTGGGGATTCGATCTTGATCACGTCCGCGCCAAATTCGCCCAGGATCTTGGCAGCAAAGGGGCCG